GAGAACCTAATCTCCCGTGCATGAACGTGTTTCCTTGTTCCGTTGATCTGACATAGGTGTGTGTTTCCTCATCCATCGTCTTCTTCACCCTTGTAAAGGGCGGGACAATACCAACCCGTTGGTGATTTAAGGATCGTTGTTGAGAACATAAAATCTCTGTATGTCTTGTAATTTGGATTATGGGATTGTGTCATATCGATATCCTTTTTCGGAAGGATATCATGATTGATCTCTGAACATCAATAGGATTTCTAATCTTCTGATTTTTGCTTCATGAAGAATGGAAGAACACAGAACCCAAAACCACCTTTGAACTTCAACTTTTGCTCATTGTAAAGCTCTACGAATCTATCCATTTGCTCATCATTGAGGTGCTGGAAATAAAACTTTGTATGATCTCTGTCTTCTGTGATCCAGTTGTGAGCGGGATGTCCGTGTCCATAGAATTTGTCGGCCTTATCATCTCGGTGAGTAAACCTAAACAGATCACCGCCTGCATTTTTGACATAGACCTTGTAGCCTTTATCTGTGCTACCAAGCTCGATGTCTCCATTTTCAAGACGAGCCATAAAAACATCGGGATTCATACTTCCGCAATACGAGCACGAATTCTCATCAGGACGCCAGCAATCGTTTAAGCTGTCAGGGTTTTCTCTGATCGGTGATACGCCGTAGGAACTTTCACTTCGTCTCAAACAATTAAACGTGTTCTCTGGTGCAATCCAATCGTCATAATTTGGTTTGGTTAATCCGATACCGTGCATGTTTATGGCGCCATCAACAAAGGCGTGTGCATATCCAGCCGCTTCAAGCAAGGCTTTGATCTCGTCATAGGCCTTTTCAGATACTTCGAGTTCTGCGAATGTGTGTGTCATTTTCCTTTAATCCTATCTTTTAATATGTCAACTGTACCAACGATTTCGGCACAAGTCACGAACCTTCCGTTTTAATCATCATCCTCTATAGGATCGTGCATCAATTTATCTTGTGCTACCTTTAACATATAATAACCATTAGCCACACTTATCTCATCTGAGATTTCATCATTCATAACAAGTATTACGCGACCCCAACCAAGATCAATGTTTAATCTCGTATTTGGGGAGTTAGGCAATCTCTTTATGTTATGATTTTTATACTTAACACGCCCTATAATTCCAGCTTTTTTCTCCATTACCCTGTAACCCCCTCTGGTGTAGAGGTCTGAACTGGTGTTGGTGCGCCTGCTGGAACACCAGCGCCTTTCTGCAATGCGGGATCGACTTGCTGCTGTGCTTCTTGAAGAGCCTTCTTCCAGTCATTCTTACGTGGTAACGAGGTCTGATCGATAATGAGATCGGGGCTGGTCTGTGCCAGAGCCATACCGATTGGGCCTAGTTTCTCAATTATCATCATAGTTTCTTCGAACTGTGCTTGTTTGAAGGTGGCAGAGATAGGTACTTCATCGACATGAACGCTGTACTTACCAACAGTGATATCATTCATGCGAGTCACAGAATTTTGCCCGAACTGCTCTTTTTTGTTGATCTCGTATGTGGCGAGCTGGCTGTCTTCACCAAGTATTCGATATATACGGTGCTCGGTGTAGAAGTCTTGGAAGTGCTGGAGAGACAATCTGCCCTGTGTTTTCTTCGATCTTGAGAAGTTATCTGAATACATCTGGATCGAAAGAACGGCTTGGCGCTGTCTGGCTTCGATAGCACGGCCTGATTGAACAGTATCGAGTTGCCCAAGTGCGGACTGATTAATACCGCTGATCTCGTTGAGGTCTTCGCCTGACTTCTCTTCGAGACGATCAAGTCCTTGAGGATAGTTCCCCGGTTCTATGCGCTGCGGAGGTTTCGATTGGCTTTTACCATCACCCTTTCGCTTGTATTTCACATTGATCCCTGGTGATGATCCGTATCTACGGAGATTTTCTTCTTGATCTGCATCAAGTGTGTTTTCCTCATACATCCAACCTGAATTGGCGTTGCGATTAAGGATATCGGTAAGTACAGAGCGCTTCTTGTTGATCTCGCGCTGTGGATCGATCAGATCTTCAAGTGCGCCGCGTGTCTTCCCGCGCCTGAAATAAGGGAAATATCCTACAGTGGTGTAATCCTTGTAGATCGACCACTTATCCCATAGAACGATATCACCGCAAGTTACGGTATGACGGACACGCTTTACAGGCCTGTCCCTGACTTCTAAAGGATTTTCTCTCTGTTCGGCATAAGCCAGCACCTTATCGATAATGGCAGGATTCTTGATCCATTCCTCAGGTACAGGTTCTTTGTCACCAGTTTCGAGATCAATAAAACAAGGCATGATGCTTTCCATCTTGTACTGTGAATCTAGCAGCCTCACTTGCTTTGCCTGATGATCGATAAAGTCGGTATGATAAACATCTGCCCAATCGCTCATGTCCTTTTCATCGGCATACCCACCGAAGAAACGATCTGGACTTACTTCAAAATCACCGAGATAGGAAAGGATGTTTGAATGGTAATGCGGAGACATAACGTTCTGCACAGCAAGAGCTGCTTCTGATCCGTAACGCTCATTGATTGCATCTACATTCGTCCATACCGTATCTTGGATATAAGCTGCGCTCTCCCCGATATTGTAGGTATTACAGTCTGGATCGATGTATTTAGCGAACGGATCAGCGGCCACATAATCGACTTCCCCCAAATCATTTTCCGAGAAATCCATTTTAATATCCCAGTAACCACGGCCAGTTGCCAAACCATCAGCAAAAACATCGGTATCAACATAATTGAGATCAGTCCTATTCGATTCTGATTTAAAGACGTTGTTCAGAACTGTTGCTATATCCTCTGATGATCTAGCATCTGATGTCGGCATGAATGTGACATCTAAGCGGTTACTTGATTGATATCCCATGATGAGGCGATAGAGAGGAGCTATCTTATTCAGTGTAAGCGAAGTACGGCGCATCTGGCGCAGTATCGCTTTTTCTTCTGGTGTCCACTGTTCACCTTCGAGGAATTGAACACAGACCTTTGCTTTTTCCGCCCATTCGTTGTGGGGCTTAACAGCTCTTATCCACCGATAACACATGCGGCGAATAAGTTCATCGTTCTGTTCTGGGAGTTTTATTCCGCTTACGCCGTAACCCATGATTCATTCCCTTGTTTGGACAATCTGCCTAGAGCCTCTTCTACTTTCGTGGATTCCAACCTAGCCGGAGTGATCGAAGGTTCTTGTATTAAGTTCATTTTCTCAAGGTCCACGATGCGAGCCAAGCAATCTATCATATCATCATGCTTCAAAACAGGAAAGGCAACATATTCCTCTTGCACAAAGTCAGATACAAGATCACGCATCTTACCCTCATAATCCTTTTGATGGCAAGAGGTCGGGAATATGATCCGGCTCTTCGCTACACCATCACCGCCATCCTGAACTGATTTATATCCATTCTCGAAAAGAGGGACAAGCCGCAGTATTCTAAGCTCTTTCTTCATCTTCCCGCCTAATGGGGTGATCTCGAACTCGTAAAGCTTCTCTTTCATCACATAGTTGATGTGCTCGATATCAGAATCCTTGCCGTACTCTTCCCAAGCGACCAGCCCGGGCTTCCATTTCTGATGCAGTTCGATAAGGGTCTCGGTACGCTCGCTTAAGCTCATCTTGTCCCGCCTGATATCGAGAACCCTGTATTTCTTGTCCAAGCCGTACCCGATCACTAACATCGATGTAAAATCGTTTTTCTTCGCGTTTGATGTGCCGTGAGGTTTACGAGAAGCGGGATCAACAAGGATAAACCTCCACAGCGAGGACATAGCGGCTTTGTACTCGGTATCGGCCTTGACGATCCATTCCAATCTGAACCCCATGGATTTGTCTGCCGTTGGGTTCAGCAACATCTGAGCACCAAATACAAACGGCCCCTGATTTCTACGTTTCTTATCCAAGGATTCCTGCGTCATAAGCACGGGGTTGCCGTACTCGGTTCCATCATCTGTTGCAGGCCTAAGCCTTGGAACCACGACATCATCGGCTATCATGGAGCTGTAATCATCGAAGAGGTGATATCTGGTTCCGATGTAACGTTCCCATCCCCCCATTGATCCTAGATTGTCTGACAGTTGCCTTGCATCAGTGGTTTTCGCCATCTGTTCTGGCGTTGAAACCGATTCCTTTGTCACAACATCATCATAAACACGACCCTTGAAGTGCTTTCCAGTGGGCATACCATCAACCAGTCCATGACCTTCGACTGTTGCTTCCTTCGGGTTTTGCTTACGCTTCACCACAATACCATTATCAATAGACCAGCGCTTAGACGCACGAGCCGGATCGTTGTAGAAGATATCAGGCCAAAGTCGTGGGAGATCATTGTTATTCTCCAGCTCTGTCTTGATTTGACGCACGAAGTCCCGCGCAATCGCTTTGGTATGTGAGAATATGCCGACTGTTATCTCGGGATCATTGATAATATCGAATATTGTCAGCCCAAATGTGATTATGGTCGAATTGTGCGTTGGTATATGCCCCTTCCCAATAATATATTTACCTCCCTCAACTTGTATACATCGGGCTGGCTGGCTTTCTACGCGTTTAATATCTTTTATGTACCAAAAATTATAATTAAGTTCTTTCTTTTTGAGCCTTTTTTTGTGTTTTTCAATCGTGACAACATCCAAATTATCAGGGCTGAAAGTAACAACAAACTGAAACTTATCTTTTCCATCCTGACAAAACGATGATTTATAAATATGCGGCACTATTCCCAATGTGCCTATAATCTCAGAAAAATCATTTGCAAGGGTTTCTGATGTAGTATGAAATTTAGCCCTTCCCTTTCTGTCAATATGACCATCTGTGTCCATAAGACCCTGTATGAGCTTTAAGCGTTGGCTCACAGATGAAGTTTTGTAAGTATCTGGTATAAATTTTTCTTTACTGGAAACATGACCTAAGCCAAGTTTTTTTAATTTGCTTATCAAGCCTATGACGGAAAATACCTTTGTGTTTCCTACCTCCCTAACGGTTCTAATCTCCCCCTCAAGCTTAGACCTTAAGTCATCGGAACAATTAGTGATAGAAGAAGACCTGCAAGTTCCGTCACCAAGCCAAACGCCCAATGTATACGGTTCAACAACAAGATCACTGTGGCTTAATTCTAAGGGAGCGGCAACGTTCACCCTTAACCACCTTTTTTTCTTACGCTCTTTTGCTGTTGCTGTGTATTCAAATATTTCTTGAGAGCTGATTGTTTCTTCTTCGAATACACCATCACCTATACTCCTGTTCTCACGAAGCACATCCCACAAGTGCTGCGACCCAGCACAAATTTTGTGAGTAATATCGTCTTGAAATGTAGAGAATGATATCTCGTACTGTATTGGGTCTGACTGTATTGGGGTTCTTGCTAAAACTTTTACATGGTTTCCATTAGGGGAAAACACCTCATCACCAACTTCTAAATCACCGAATTTTCTCCATCCAATAGGTGTGAAGACTGGCTCTGACAGCCGATTTTCTTTGTAATGTTCGCGGGCCCACAGGTCTAGGTGTCCATCGGGATCAAGCTGCACCTCTCGGCACCTCTCAAACAGCCATTTCTTGTTGAGATCAGTTCTTTTCAGTATGAAAACCATCAAAAAGAATAGATCGGTACTGCCTAGGTTGCGCTGGACATCATCAACTGCGTCCTGTCCGATACGCTCAGCCTTCTTGAGGTTCTGCGAATAGTAGTGAAGCGTGGCATTGTAGCCATACATAAAATGTTTAGGCGGGGTTTTCTGTGTCATTTCCTGCTTTTTTCATCTCGGCGTGAACTGAATCGGAAATATCTTGAGCATAAACATTGATCTGAGGAGTGGCCGGATCGGTGGTTTCGCCCTCTTTGTCGAGCTGCTGGTGCTTGATCACCCGTTCGTTACCATATCTTTTCGGAGCCATCTTCGACAAATACCATTTACGAGATTCTACCCTGAGCCGCGCACGTTCCACGGCATCACCTGTCATGACCTCCGTAACGTCTTTGCCATCAACTTTATATGTTTTGGTCTTCTTAGCCTTTATGTAGGTATCTGAAATATCGAGGATATCATCGGCCATTACATCTAACCCAACATCCCGCGCACGCGTGTAGTGGTAGTAAAACCCTTGGACTTTCACCTCTTCACCGTCTTTTACTTCCCCTATATTTTCATAACTCCATCGGGCAATAGTGCTGCGGTCTGGCATATCGTTGTCACGGCAAATAGACCGCAAAGTCTCGCCCTCAGCTAATCTATCACATATAGAAATGCGGAGTTTGTCACAATATTTAGTAGGTCTTCCGCCTAAATTTTTGGTTTCTTGGTCTTCTGGTAAATCATCCATGCTTTTTCTCATTTTTAGTTCAGCCGCACGAGGCGGCAATGTGCCATCAAGGGCAAGATGTTAATTCAAGATACTGAACAATCCCAGAAATGTCCAATCGATCAAAAAACGGGCTGTGAAAAATTGTAGCGACCCCTACGGGGTAATGTTAATAATCGCGCCCTCAAATGAAATAGAAAAAATTAACATGCGCATAAAAAAAGCCCCCGTCTAAGGAGGCTTTTAAATCA